CAAGAGACTCCTCAGTTTGCCCTCACAGGGCGACCCGTGCGTGAGGAAGATTTTTATGATCTTCTTCGCAGAGAGCAGGCTCTCAGCCTTGATCTCCCGAATTGGGTTTCCGGTGACTACTCAGCCGCTACTGATAATCTGAAAATTCAGTATACGAGGTCCGCTTTCGAGGCGGCGCTCAGTATGTCAGAACTCTCGGACGAAGACAAGAACAATCTTCGTGATGTGCTTTACGAACAGCACTTACATTATCCGAGCCGTTTCAACCGGAACGGTGAACTTGATCCTATCATGCAGAAGACAGGCCAGCTTATGGGTTCGACCCTCAGCTTTCCTATTCTCTGTGTGGTGAATCTTTGTTGTTACTGGATTGCATTAGAGCAGTACCTGGGCCGCAAGGTCTCGGTCAGGTCTCTTCCAGTCCTAGTGAATGGGGACGACATCCTGTTTCGGACAGATGATCGTCTCTATGGATTATGGAAGACTTCGATCGCTGAAGCCGGTTTCGAGCTATCTCTCGGGAAGAACTATGTTTCAAGCTCTTTCCTGATGATCAACTCGGAAGGCTTCCTCTGGAAGTCTGGGCGCTTTATAAGCGTCCCTTATCTCAATGTTGGGCTTCTGACAGGTCAGTCGAAGCTCGGGGGTCAGCGGGCATCAGCTCAAGCTATGCCTATCTGGGACACTTACAACGAGATTATCCATGGTGCTATCGACGCACCCCGCGCACATCGGCGGTTCCTTCATTACAACAAAGCTCAGATCGAGTCTGCCGCTTGTCCAAATGGTAAGACTACCTTTAGTCTTTTCATAGACCCACTTTATGGAGGCCTTGGGTTTGACTTATTACCCGAAGTTGAGAAAGATCTTCAGTCGAAGATGGCATCTGAGAATATCGAGTCACAGCGACATCGATATGTCTTCACACCATTCCAGAGAAGGTTCGCCTCATTCTGTCGGCGTTTCGTCAGACAACCCTTTGATGGTGAGTTCAAAGATCTCTCACCTTTCATCGGAATTGTTGTACCCAAGTCTGTGGCTGGTTTGGCCCAGAAACACGTCTATCACTTCGGTCATTACCGAGTCCATCCAAAGATGGCCCCCCTAAACTCTAATGAGAGGTTAGCGGCTGATCCCGCAGGCTCCATCCGGGCCTTGCAAATGGCGTACGCCGTTCATGCAAGGTCGGCTGAGGAGTATGCTGTCTTCCGTTATCCCTCACCAAAGATTATGAAGGCCTTCCGTTACGACCACGGCACCAGTTTTAAGGGCATCTCGCGATACCTCAAAGCTGATTTCGTCTTCGTGGAAGAACTCCCGGTTGATTGAAGTGGTCACTCCTTCTGGTTTACCACTCTTCCTGACCCGCGACCTGAGCATGTCGTAAAACTGCCCATTGGGTTGATGAGTGTAATAGCCCAAAACGGTGACCCTCTTGAGGTCGACCTCGAAGATCCAACCCAGAGCCAGGCAACCTACATCGGAGCCCACCAAGCCAACCCGCTTTGAGCGGTGCTTGAGGGAGGGCACCATGTGTGTATGAACCTGGTCTGAAGTCATCCTAGACTGTTGACCCCGGATGGTCTCAATACTTCCGTGCTAAACAGAACGCCGAGAGACTACACGGCGCTTCCTTCATGTTGTGGAATCTGGCCATAGTGCTATAGAGGACGCATCCTAGGCAAGTCTGTTTCTGGTTCGTCTATGTGGTCCAGGCAACCCTACCCTTCGTGGTATCGCCCTGGCTCGGACAGCCGCAGACCCCGACGACACAAGTCATCCTCCTCCCTCCTTAGCGTCGAAGGTTACTCATCGATGTATAGTCCCGGTTATCCACCGGCACCCAATACATGGATAAATCAAGGAAGAGTGGCTCCCGTAAGGGGGCACAGAAGAAGTTGGCGAGTGCGCAGCGCGCTCGCGGGCCGGCTCGTTCAGTCGGTGTGGCTGTGGCTTACTCCACGCCTATCGGTCCTAGACCATTGCCTCAAGTGAGGTCCAATGGGTCGTCGACCCGTGTGGCGCATTCAGAAGCCTTTGACAGCGTGATCTCCAGTGGCACAGGGTTCTCCTGTGTCAGCTATGCTTGCAACCCAGGGATGGGCGTGTGCTTCCCCTGGCTCGCCTCGATTGCGGCGAGATACGAAACTTACAAGTTCCGGTCGGTCCGGTTTGACTACATCCCGCAGGTGGCGACATCTGCGTCTGGTGTGGTCATCCTGGCCTTCGACTTTGATGCTCAGGACCCAGCCCCTGTGACCCAGTTTGCGGCACTCTCGTACCGTGACCGTGCGTCCAATGTGGTTTGGTCTCCTTCGAGCTTGAGTCTCGACCTTGCCCAGGGTGATAAGTCCCCTAGCAAGTACACTCGTGTGGGTGCTCCCCTTGTGACAGCCTTCGATCTGAAGACTTTCGATTTAGGTAACCTACATGTGTGTATGGAAGGCGTCTCAGCCGCAACGGTGGGACGACTTGAGGTTTCGTACGTTGTTGATCTGTTTACTCCACAAGTCCAGGACCCAATTGGAGGCCAAATCAGTGCCACTGCGGCGCTTGATGCGACCCACTTGATTGGGACGGTTGTGGCGGACTCGACGGGTGTGTTCCCC